ACATCTTAGTACACCCAGTTGGTGGATTAAATGGTTCAAATCTATTAGTTCTTATGCCTGCAGGTTATGCAGTTATGGGAGTTGACTTATTAAGCGACCAAGAAACATTAAAAATGTTCTATTCTGTCGATTTCGACGAGGTGAGATTACGTTCAAATTTTAAAATTGGCGTACAATTGGCCTGGCCGAACTTCGTAATCACTAACGGATTAACATAAACTAAACTTGTCCTTATGGACTATTAAATAAAAAACAAAAATTATGAGTTTTTCAAGCTGTTTTATCACATCAAACGTCCTAAAAGGATGTCGTGACTCAATAGGTGGTATAAAACAAGTCTACATAGTTGCTGGTTGTGTTACAGGCACAACAGAAAACGCAGACCAAGAAATCTTGACTGTGGGTGCAACAGGTGGAACTGTTTATACTTATCAAGTTGAAAAAAATACATCTAATTTTGTTGAGAACATCCAAGCAAGTTTAGAAAATGGTACAATCGTGTACAACCAACAATTAAACCTAGTGTTTTTGAAGTTGCAACAATCCACGAGAAACCAAATTAAACTTCTTGCTCAAAATACAAATATGAAGGTATTTGTTGAGACAAATGAAGGTAGTATATTCTATTTAGGTGAAGATTTCGGTATGGCGTTAGCGTCTGGAACTGCAGAGTCAGGTACAGCATTCGCGGACAGAAATGGATACACCGTAGTATTAGAAGGTTTTGAAAAAGAACCAGCTAAGAAATTAGCAGGTTCGTTAAGTTCTACATTAGTAGGTCTTTCGCTAGCATCAGTTCCTTGCTAATAAAAATAATAAGAGGGGGATATTTTGTCCCCCTTTTTTAGCCAAACTTATTAAATGAGAAATTTCGGGAAACAAAACATAGGTAAAAAAACTTGGGGAGTATTGGGTAAGCAACAGACTTACTTTTATCAACCTGGTCTTGCTACAAATAAGGAAAAAACGCCATTAAATGCGAACCCTATGGACGCTTGGGATTTGAAAAAGTCAAGATACAGACGTATTGACTTAATGCCAAAAGTTCAAATGGAGAATGACGGACAACAAGCAGGTGTTGTTCCACAAGTAAGTGCAACTCCCGCAGTATCGCCAACTCCCACGCCCACAACTACAACTACATCCACTCCCACGCCCACTCCAACTATTACGCCAAGTTCTACACCATTCCCTTTACCTGAAACACCAGCCTTATGGTATGATGCAACCAATATAGGTTCAATCGATTATATCTCTTCAGGAGGGACAGATTATGTCGCTGCTTGGAGAAGTATAGGAACGTATCAAAAAGTCCTTACAGGGACAACTACAGACACGATGCCAGTATGGTCTGGTTCAAGTCTATTTCCAAGTTCACAACTTGTTGTAAGGTTTAATAAGAGTGCAACTACAGGTCTAAGAGATTTCTTAACTCAAAGGTTTGACGATACAATAGTTCCTGTTTCAGGGTCAAGTGTGTTTATGGTTGTGGGTAATCCAGGTTATAACTATAGTGCCTCAACTACAGTTAATGGTTTCGGGTTTAATATGTTATTATACTCGGGTAATACCACAAATGGAGGGTTTGTACCAACTCCTAGTTCATTCCCTGTAAATTATGGAACCGCCTTTAATAGTGGTACAAATAATGTATTACAATTAAACATTACTTATTCTGGATATTCTATAATTGGTAATGGAATTACAGCTTTTTCTGCTAGTAACTTGAATAATAAGTTTTTATATACTCACGTAATTCCTTATCCATCAGGTTTACCAAATTTCGCATTAAATAATTCAACTACGGCAACAACTGCTAATATTACAGGAACAACAGCGTCAAATATAAACGCTATAAGTATTGGAACAGTACCAACTTCAGGTGGAACTCTTAGTACGAATATTAATCCAGGAGTTGAAATTGGTGAGATTATGGTATTTGGTAGACCATTAACGGCAGGAGAACAAACACAGGTTCAAAACTATCTTAAGGATAAGTGGAACTATACCTCGTGGTAAAATCAATAAGAGATATGAATATATTATTTTTGTTGATAGACGATAAACTAGATGCCCACTATATAATAAGCGAGTATGTTAATAATAAGAAAGAACCAGGTAAATAACCTAATAGCGACTGTGTCTATGAATAAGACACTACCTAATCCGTATTACCTATTCTCTTTTCAAAATATCGCTAGTAAGGAGAGAATATCATTCATCCCTGAAGTTATCACCTCTAATGTAAGATATGATAAGTTTAGGTTTATTGAGACACCAAATACGGATTTATCCGCAACTCCACCTGCAGTATCTTTTGGGGATTATTTGGGACAGTGGTATTATTCTATCTACGAACAATTAAGCCCGACAAATACAGACATTAGACTAACATATAATAAACTAGAGTCAGGTAGAGCCATTCTTATCGTAGGTGATGATACCAACGATTGTTTCTTTGAACCATACATCTCTAACGATGAAGACTTCTCAAACATCATTTATGTTAGTGAAGAAGAACAAGACTGTATCTATAATTATTTAGCTCAAGAGAATTTTGGATTACTCTTGACTGAAGACAACAATGATATACTAATATAATATGGCAAACATTCCTATTTCAGCCCTAACGGGTTTAACCGCATCAACATCAACAACAATATTACCTGTTGTTGAGAATGGTAGTACCTATAAAATTGAGAGAGACCAGTTCATCCCAAGAGCTTATGCGACATTTTATGGATTAACAGACCAACCTTTAACCGCAACTACTGCTACTACTGTTAATTTAACTACTTCAGGGTCATCGTCTTTGGATATTTCATTAAGTGCAAATACAATAACTTTTACAAGTGGTGGTACATTTTTAATTACAGCCTCTTATCAATTCAGTCAAGCTTCAGGTTCTGCAGATGTTGCGTTTTGGTTTAAGGATGGTGTTGGAGAAATAGCTAATTCAGCTACACATCAAACAATCGGTTCTAATAGTAAAGCAACCTCTATGTCGTCAATAATTCATTCATTTACTGCTGGTGAGACTTTACAACTTCGTATTCAATCATCATCAAGTAATACAACTATTGATAACATAGCTGCGAGTGGTTCAATACCTGACTCACCTGCAGTCATATTAACTATCAATCAAATCTACTAATGTGGATAAAATAGAAAAAACAGATATTTATTAGTATGAGCGATACAAAATTAAAAAATAATATTCACATTCAAGAGTTCGGTATGCCAGCGGCAGTACCTCAATATCAAGAAGTAGTGAAAAACAAGCCTTACATTTTTTATGGTGAGGATAACCTATTTCCAAATCACTTATTAGCTCTTTACCAATATAGTTCAATTAACAGAGCTTGTATCAACGCTATCATTTATGGTGTTAAAGGTAAGAACCTTCTTGTTAAAGAAGGGAACCCTGGTGCTATTGCTATGGCTAATAGAAATGAGACCGTGTATGAGGTAATGGAGAAGTGTATTACTGATAGAATTTTATTCGGCGGATATGCATTAAATATTGTAAAATCTAATGACGGTGGTATCGCAGAGTTTTACCATACCGACTTCTCAAGATTAAGAGCAGGTAAACAAGATATGTTTGGTAACACAGGAACATATTGGTATTCTGTTGATTGGAAGGGTACTCAAGTAAACCCACAAAAGTTCAAGCCCATAGAAATACCAGCATTCAATATGACCGATGATACTACATCACAGATTATGTATGTAAAATCTTACATTCCTGGTATGGATTATTATACAGCTCCTGATTGGGTTGCCGCAATAACAAGTATTCAATTAGATATTGAGATAAAGAACTTCCATCTTTGTAATACACAAAATAGTATGATGCCTTCTATGGCTGTTTCATTTAAGAACGGAACACCTAATGAAGAAGAGATGACGATGATACAAAGGCAGCTCGAGGCGAAATATACAAGTACGAATAACGCAGGAAAATTTTTCCTATTTTTTAGTGAGAATGCTGAGAGCGCACCCGATATTACCGCCATACCAAATAACGCAAGTGATGCTTGGTACGCTAATATGGCTCCACAGATAGAACAAACTGTGCTCTCGGCGTTTAGGATAACCAGCCCCCAAATTTTGGGTATAAAAACGGCGGGGCAACTTGGGGGCAGAGAAGAGTTATTAGACGCTTACCAACTATTTTTACAAACGGTTATTATTCCCATCCAAGAGTCTATGTTAAAAACATTTGAAAAACTAATCTTTTTAAGAGATAAACAAACTATCAACTTACAGATAGAACAAAACCAAATATTGCCGACAGAAAACCAAGCAATAGTTGATAAAATCCAAGGAATATAACTATGAGCACAGTACTACTTTTGAGTCAAACAAAGCTAAAAGCGTTTACTACAATTCATCAAAACACGGATGAAAGTT